GCAGGAGCTTATCAAACAGGCCTTTGCCGACCTTCGCATAGTAGGTCTTAGAGGCAGAAGCAGTCGTGCCAGTGGAGACTGTCGCGGTGCCCTTGAAAATCTTGACGTCCTTCGTCTCGTCGGTGAGGGCAGCCAGATAGTACTTACGGGAGTAAATGCTGTTCTCACGGGTGTTCGGGTCGCGCTCCTGCTCAACCTCAGTACCCTTCTTATTGAAGAGGGTAACCGCTTCCTTCGTCGCCATGTAGACGGAGCCGCTGACGGCGTCCTTCTGCGTATAGATGTTCACGCCGGCGACGGTGCCGATATAGCCGTTCTTCGCAAAAGCCTCAACATACTGCAGAGTGTCCTTGAGTTCCTTACGGAGCTCAGCCACATCCGCAGGAGAGACAAAGGCGAAGATAGTCACGCCCTCAAGGTCCTCGAGAGCGAGAACGGACTGAGCGTCGGCAAAAGCGTCGAAGTTCAGCTTAGTCACAACGACAACCTGAGTCGCCTTTGCGAACTCGCCGTAAATATCGGCGTTGACAGTGTTGAACATGTCGGTACCCATGTGCTTAGTGCCGACAGGGACGAGCTGCGGGTCGGTCATAGCCTGCTCATCGTAGTACTTGAATCTGTTCTGAGCAAGCTGAATGCGGTACTCGCGAGGAGTGAAGCCGACCTCAATGCTCTTAGAGTTGCCCGCGCCCATAGCCAGCTTCTCAGTGCCGTCAGTAGCCTTGTAGACGTTAATCTTACGAAGCATGCCGGCCGTGCCCTCAAGGGCGTTGTCCACGGTGCAGAAGGTCTGCAAGTCGAGATGGGACTTATACTGGTCCTCAATCTCGTTGGACAGATAAAAATTGTCATAAACGGTATTAGCCATTATTTCGTTCCTCCATCATAAAGTTTTTTATACTCTTCGGGGTGTTTCTGAGAGAAGTTGAATCTCTCAGTAGGAGAGAGCTTTCTGAAGTTCTCCAGCGTCAACTTGCCGTCAGGTGCCGGGTCTCCGCTCTCGCCGGGCTTGAAGCCCTTAAAGTCATTCTTCGGTTTCGTAGTGTCGAACATAAAGCCACTGTCGGGTGCCTCGGCCAGCTTCTTAATCTGGTCGGCCAGACCCTTAACGGTGCCGTCCGCGTCGAGCTCAGCCTTATCAAGGTCGAGCAGCGCCTTCACGGCCTTTACGTTCTTCGCTTTGGCAGCAGACAGAGCCAGCTCAACGGCGGTATCGATTTTGAGGCGCTTAATTTCTGCCTCGTGGGCCTTCGTCGCTGCAGTGTTCTCAGTCTGGAGAGTAGCGATTTGAGTCTTGAGCGCCTCGACGTCGCCGGTAGAGGCCTTGAGGGTCTCAAGCTGCTTGTCGCGCTCCTTGACGGTATCGGCTAGAGCTTTCTTCTCGGTGTTCAGAGTGTTGAAGTCTGCGCGCGCCACGAAGTTCTTGCCGATTTCCTCAGAGACCTTTTTATCAATCTCTTCGGAGTACGCTTCTCCCAAAATAGTTTTCAGCCAGTCCAACATTTTGTCCTCCTGTCTCCCGCTGTCCTTTTTATCCGGCCAGTCCCGGTATTGCGGGTACGCTATTTGTTGTCCGCCGCGTAAGGCGGTAATTTTTGTATGAAAAAAGCGCCTCCTGCTAAAAAGCAGGGACGCTCTAATCAACTATTGCTTCTGTGGGGCTCCACGGTCTCCCGTATCGTGTTTTAACTGAGGGGGCCTTAGATTTACCCTCTGAAAAATCAGGCTCATTTATGGGCTTTCTGGATTGCTTTAATCTCAGACTCGTAGACCTCAATAAGCTCGTCGCCGTTCTGAATCAGAATAGAATCCTCTTGACGTTCATCTTCGCCGGCGTCTTCCGCGTCCAAGCAGTCAATCCACTTACCGCGCACGGTCTTACCGGTCGTGCAAGTAACGACCACGCTCTGGTCGAGTAGTGAGATATACTTCTCAATCATTTTGCTGCTCCTTTCTGCGGTCTTGCCGGGACGATGTGCCAGCCCTTACGCTTAGAATAATGAATAATACCGGTATTTGTGGGAACTTCCTTACCAGTATACTTACTTCTGTAAATGCCGATAGCCTCGGTATGAGTGAATCGCTCTTTGTGATTCCAGTCTCCGGCGTTTGTCTTAAGGAACTGGCCTTTACCAGAGTACTGGTCATAGAGCATTTGCGGGTCAACCGTAAGCTCGCCTCGAGTGGGGTCGAAGTTTTGCCCGCCCCGAATATGCTTAGACTGGTTGCCTGAGTGCATTGAGGTCGAATAGCCTTTAAGCTCCTCTAAAACGGTGTTCTTAAATATATTATACCGTGTTTTTTCTGGTTGTACAACGTATTTTTCTTTCCAGTCTGTAAACTTCATATCCCGGGGAACAGCATAGCCTTTACCTTCACCGTCTCTCGCGAAGCGGTCTCCGAGACCCTGCATATCCTCGTAGTAGGGGGCGGTCGTGCCACGGCACCACGGATGAAAAGGCGGCGCGGTAACGCCGACTTGATACTCACTCATAGGGTAGACCTTGCCGTCGAGCTGCGCGCAGAGGCTGCAAGTCTCATTGTCAAGGGTTTCCACGATAACGTACTTCTCGACGCCGAGGTCTTTGAAGCAGTCCTTGCGGGCCTCGTTCGCGAAGGCGGCACTCTCGGTCATAACCAAACGCCCGGCCTGCGACTTAGAGACCTGAAAACGGTCGGAGATAGCCTTGATGGCTTTATCCGGAGCCGCGCCTCGCATTATCATCTGGGTAAGCTGCGTGTTGACGCTGTTGACGAGTGCCTGCTTGTTCGCCCAGATTCTATCGCTGAAGGTCTGGCTGTCTAAGGTCCACGGCCGTGAGAGTACTTTGCTGATAGCTTCACTGGTCAGCCCGTGAAGCGTCCAGCCGACCCCTATGCCCTTTTGGAGCTCAAAGGCGGTATGATAATAGCCTCGCCGGTAAACCTCGCTCAGGGACGAATTAAGAGCCTCTGTCTGTGCCCCGTGTAAGACCTCGGCCTGCTCCTGTAGCTGGAGTTTCAAGCTATCAAGCCTTGACACGTGGACGCGGGCAGAAGCATTCTTAAGCTGCTTGAGCCACGCCTGAGAGACGGCGTTCTCTTGACCGTGTTTTATATACTCTTCAACGGTCCACCGGAACTCGTCAAGCTCCTGCGTGGTAAGCAGCTTATTCGCCTCGGCGAGCGTTATGCCGTTTTCGGCCGCAAACCGCTGATACCATCTCGCGATTTGCGATTCTATATCCTGAATAGCGGTTGCATATTGCCGCTCGAGGTTTTTAACGTAGTCGTACCCCTTATCAAGCAAGGACTCCTCAAGAATCCGCATTCGGTTGGCCCAGTACTTATCATTCCTCATTTATTGGGTCACCGCCTTCGGGGTTGCGCAAAGCCTGCGCCTGCTCAAAAGCCGCTCGGTAGGGGTCCGTTTCCTCTTTCTGCTTTTCGAGCCGTTCAAGCTCGGCTGCAGGGTCATCGACCCACGGGTGCATAGCGACGATGGTCTCGTCGGAGATAATGCCGACGGACTTAGAGCAGTTATCAATAGCCTCGGACTCGTTGATAAGAATATCGCGGTTGAAGATAACCGTAATATCTTCGCTCTCATACGAGCCCTTGCCGGTGTTGGCAAGGTAGGTGTTCACAAACCAGAGAATCTCTTCAAAAGCGGCTTGCAGCTCGGTCTCCATTGCGTTCGCGTCGAGGTCGATGTCGCAATACATGCTCTGAATGTTCATCTGGTTAGGCGTACCGGAGAGGCGGTCGTCCTTTGCGTCATAGCTGCGGAGGTTTTCAATGAGCGCCTTTTTCAGAAGCTCGAGGACGGTCTTGTAGTTCTCAGAGTTTACCGAGATTTCAAGACTGTCTACGCCGCCGTCAGTACCCTCGACCGTGCGGACCTTGATAGCACCGTAGGTCGTCAGGTTACGTCGGAACTCACCGAGGTCTTGTCCGTCGTAGTTCTTGAGGACAAGAACGGTATTGCGGACGTCTTCCTCCATATTGTTCACGAAGTCGGATTGCAGGAGGTTGATGGCGTCCTGCAAAGAGCGGCCGCGACGAATAAGAGGGACTTCCTTCGGGTTGTACTTGATAGGGATAAGGGGAAAGCGTTCCCAGTTCAAGGGCTGCTCGTTACCCTTGCTGTCCTTCACCTTAACGTAGGCCTGCTTCTCGGTGTCCGGCGTGAGTACGCCGTTCTCGAAGATGTAGGTCGTGACGCCTTCCAGCGTGAAGAGGTCGACCTTCTTAACGATTTTCTTCTCGGTACCGTAGTAGACCTCGACCGGATAAAGGCGAAGAGCGGAGTCAAGCTCAGTGTGAGCCGCGTCCGCCCAGAACGGCATAATCTCGTAGCCGGGGAATACCCGGAATGCGAGCTCGCCGTTTTTATTGTAATAGGGATAAAGCCACGAGATACCCGCATTGAGGCACTCGACTCCCGCGCTCTTGAGAGTACGCATAAACCTCATGCCGAGTACCTTCTTGACCTCGGCTGCGTAATCGTCATTCTCGCAGGAGAAGGAAATAGGCTGACCGAGAAGGTAGTTTGCCTTCTGGTCAACGTGTTTCGCATACTGGTTATCCACAATGCGGTTGTTCGGGAGATTCTCAATCACAATCAGCTTACCGTCAGGGCCGATAGCCGTGCGCTGGCGTTTGAGAATGTCGTGGTCTCCAGTATAGTACCGGTTGCCGTCAATCATCTCACGCCGCTCGGGAGAAGTCTCCCAGTCGGTAAGCTCTCTCGCGTAGAACTCAAGCTCGGTCATAGGCCTGCCGGCGCGGAGGCGCAAACTGAAAAACTCCTGCTCGATAGGCTTCTTGAATAAGGGCATTTATCGCACCTCCTTAAAAACTGAATCTCGACGGCTGGAACGCGGCGCGGACGAAGTACCTCGTATCGTCCATAGCGTGGTCGTCGGTTTTGAGCGGTCGGTCTTCGGCGGCTTTTTCGTCCCACCGATATAAACCGAACTCTCTTATGCAGTCCGTGCAGCAGTCGCAAAAGAAGATGTCGCCGGCGTTCAGCCGGGTAGCAACATCGCGAATACCGTCAAGGACTCTATTGCTTGCCTGCTCGACCATGAAGCGGTCGTGCCGACGTATGACCTCGATAAACGAGGCGGCGGACGGGTCAACGATGATTTTCCGAATCGAGAGGTCTCCCGCAAGCTCTTCAATAGCCGCATAGTGCTCCTCGTCCGTTCGCTGATACCGTTCCTTGCGTCCGTCGTAGTAGTACTCTCGAACGCGGTACCATTTTCCCTCACAGAGGCCCCAGAGTCCGGCCGAAGTCGGGTTTAAGGTGCCGTAGTCGCAAGAGATAAGGTACTCCTCGTAATCGCGAGGCACAGAAGGGACTACATGATAGTCCTTATTAAACATTGTATATATCAAGCCTTCTGCGACGGTCCAGAGACCACGGATATACCGGTTGTAGAACACGCCAGAGTACATACCCTCGTATCGGGCTTTGATTTTCTCGTCAAGGCTGAGGTTGTCGTCCATCGTAAAATGCAGGTAGAGCATATTGCGCTCCGCCGCTTTACGAATCCACTCTTTATAAAACCAGTGGCCCGGAGACTCGGGGTTGCAGTTAAACCAGAACTTAGACCCAGAGACCGAGCAACGTGCCATAGCCTGCTCTACGAAGGAGCGAGGCATAAGCGCGACCTCGTCGAAGAGGACTCCTGCCAGAGTAATGCCCTGAATAAGGGTGTAGCTGGATTCGTCCCGACCTCCGAAGAGGTAGTAGGTATTAGAGCGATTGCCGATAGTGACGACCATTTTATTCTCGCTGCGGCGCTCAGTAACCTCGAACATACCCTCAAGCCATGTGGGAATATGTACGATAACATTACGCCGGAGCGCTTCAATCGTGCGGCCGCAGATAGCGAAGTTCTGTTTATCGAAGCTCGCCATGCTCCACATGATAAAGCCGATAGCCATTGAGACCGTCTTGCCGGAACGGATTGACCCGTCGCAGATAAGGCCGTCTCTATTCTGATGTTCCGGTTTCGTCCACCAGAAGAGGGTCGCATTCTGCCGAGGACTGAAGCTCTGGTATTGCACTCAGGTCAACCTCCTTTCCGGCAGCGCGAATCGCCTCAAAGAAGTTGGTCTCCTTCGCGTCAGACGACTTAACCGCCTCGTTAGCTGTATATTTGTCAATGACGATACCCATAGCGGTAGCAAGCTGATTGACCGTTGCGGCAGCGAGCTTGTCTTCGTCTCCCATAGCCGCAAGCAGCTTGTCAATCAGTCCACAGACGTCATTTTTCTTAGAATCCATAAAGGCCAGAACGCTCGCTGTGTTCTCCTCTTTTTTATGCGAGATTTTTTGCGCGAGATTCTTATCTCCGTTCAAAATACTGCGAATCAGGTAGGGAGAGACATGGTATTTCTCTGCGAGCTTTCTCTGTGACGTCCCGCCTTCGACATATTCAGCTATAATCTTTTTCCGTTGCTTGTCGGTCAGCTTAGCCACATTCTCCCTCCTTCGTTAGTTGTCACTAACCTCCATTCATAATAATAGACGGAGCACTGCACCGGAGGCCCGCGCAGTGCTCCGCCCGCGATACCGAAAGTCCCGATAACGCAGAAAAAGCCGGACTCTTCATCCGACTTTTCCACTTTATATTATAACGCATGTTCGGCGTGAATTAAAGCGCTTTCGGTAAAAATTGTGAGAGCTTTTTTATGAAGAGTCATCGTCCAGCGGAAAGTGATGTCAAGCCGTACTGCAATTTCCTCCCACTTGAGGTACTTAAGATACCTCATCTCTAACAGAGCGTTAAGGGTCGGGTCGGTAACTGCCTGATTGATAGCTCTCCCGATTTCAAGCTCGATAGCCGCAAGCTCGTAAATCTCCGCTTTGATTTCCGACTGCAAATCGGCGATAGCGCAAGCAGCGTCCTCGACCTTCTTCGATGGGGTAGAAGAGAATGCAGCTACCGGCTTAATCTCAGCCGTAATAGACTCAGCCCTGCGTCGCCACTCGTCGATACGTTCCTCCTTAACCTTTATTCGTTCTTTGGACCTGTACCCTCTATTGAGGAAGTCCTTTGCTTCCTGTAGTGTCATTTTGATACCTCCTTGATTCTGGCTTTCAATGCCTCGAGGCAAGCGTTCTGCCTTACCTCCTTCGGCGCGAGTATGTCGTCTAAGACGCGGTAGTCGTAGGTGTCCTTCATCAGGATATGGTGAATCAGGACCGTTTTCTTTTGTCCCGGACGGTGCAAGCGCTTGTTTGCCTGCTGGTAAAGCTCAAGACTGGTAGGAAGCCCGTACCATATCGCGATATGACCTCCTGCCTGCAAGTTCAGGCCATGCCCCGCGCTCGCAGGGTGAGCGAGCATAATCGGAATCTTGCCCTCGTTCCAGCGAACGACCGCGCCATCGTCTTTAATGTCTACCGCTTCCGGGTACCGCTCCATAATTCTGTCGCGCTCATGCCGAAAGGCGTAGAACACCAAAACGGGTTGACCGTTCGCTTCTTCGATAAGCTGGTCTAACGCCTCGAGCTTGCAGTCGTGCAGGACTTTAACGTTGCCATTCTCGTCATAAGCCGCACCTCCCGCAGCCTGCAAGAGCTTATTCGTCAGGACCGCAGCGGTCGGCGCGTCGATGTCGCCGTCGGCAAACGGAAGAAGAGTGTCCCGCTCAAGAGTCTTATAAAGCTCCATCGCCTCTGGGGTAAGCTCAAACTCGCGGCGGAGAAAAAGCCTGTCCGGTAGCTGCAAGTAGTCCGCCGCGTTCATACTGATACAGAGCTTGCCGATTTTCTCATAGATAAGCTCCTCCGCGCCGTCTTTCGGTTTCCATGAAAAAATGGTTGTGGCGTTCCGCTTGTCCGGGACGAAGTAAGTATCACGATAGCCCGTCAGGGTTTTGCCGAGAGCCTTGCCCTCGTCGAGTAAGTACATCTCCGGCCATAGGTCAAGCAGTCCATTCGGCGAAGGCGTGCCGGTAAGGCCGACAATCCGCTTGATGTACTTTCGTACCTTCTTAAGAGCTCGGAAGCGCTGCGCCTTGCTGGACTTAAAGCTCGACAGCTCATCGATAATAACCATATCGAAAGGCCACTTGCTTTTGAAAAAGTCCACAAGCCAAACAACATTCTCACGGTTGACGATATAAATATCCGCCTCCTGCTCACAAGCCGCGATACGCTCAGCCTTCGACCCGAGAATCAGCGAGAGCTTCAGGTGTTTCAGGTGGTCCCACTTCTTGACCTCAGGCGGCCACGTCTCTTTCGCCGGTTTCAGCGGAGCGATAACAAGGACCTTACTCACGGCAAAATAGTCATTCAGGAGCTTGTCCGCGGCGCTCAAGCTCGTTACCGTTTTCCCCATACCCATATCCAGTAAGAGCCCCGCCTCGGGGTTATCGAGAATGAACTTCTCCGCGAAGTCCTGATAATAGTAAGGTTTATATTCCATCGGCTTTTAGCCTCGCTTTCAAATCCTCCATATCGGAGATACGCCAAACGGTGCAGCCGAGCCCCTCTAATGTCGCGATGACCTTTTTCTGCCTGATACTCAAACCGTCACTCAGCCCCGGCCGCTTGACCTCGATAAAAATTATTCGTCCCCCCGGCAATATCGCGATTCGGTCAGGCACCCCCGGAGCTCCCGGGGAC